ACCCCCTCTTGGTCCTGGTGGGTTATATCCAGCACCCCCTCTTGGTCCTGGTGGGTTATATCCAGCACCCCCTCTTGGTCCTGGTGGGTTATATCCTGGTGGGTTATACCTTCTATTATTTGCAGCATGGACTGCTCTTCTAGCTCTAATAGGAGGAGGTGGAGGATATCCTACGCCTGGATTATATCTTGGACAATTGGTTCCTTTAAAATTTATCTTTGAGTTAACTCCATCAGGACAACAACCAAACCGCGTTTGTGAACATCCATTATCAGTACTATTTCCATTTTTGGTAACAGTAATTGATAGATGATTTAATATTATTAATAAAAGTAAAATGACAACTAATATAATAACAACTACTTTATCCATATACTATATATAAATAATTTTTTAAATTGCTCCTAAAATAAATGGCGATGTAGCAATTCCTACAGCGGATACACCAACTGGTAGCATACTCTTATCTAACGTTATATTAGTTAAAGGAGATTCTTTATCCTTAATCTCTGATACGTTACAAGTAATTTTATTTATATTTACTGTAAATTTAGTGATAACAAAAGTATTATTTAAGATATCAAATTTGGTTTTTATGAACAAATTTCCACATTGTATTTCAGGATCTAACATTTCATCATCAGAAATAATTAGTTTACTTTGAAAAACAATAGTTAATAATATAGCGGATTTTGTTATATCTATTTTGATATTTCTATCTGCCTGATATACAACACAAATATCTGGTTTTAATATATCATTTAGGTATAAAACTGTTAAGTCACTTAAAAAATTAGAAATATTTTGGCAACATAACAGAGCAATCTTATTTATTTGGTTAAAATTAATAGGTAAATTATTCGTTTTGAAATAAGTTATTATTGTTTCATAAAACGTATCAGTAATGCCTATAAAGTTATCTGAGGGTTGATCGGATGTAATACCAGAAGGTGTAGATGACGGTTCACTTAATGGTTGAGTAAAGTTATCTATTTGCGTTGTTTTAGATGCGTCATAATTTGTTCCATTTATAGAGATTGTACTTCTAAGAACATCCTTCCCTATCTGATGTTTTAAATCATCAATAATATGATTTGTTGGATAAAATTTATTATCATGTGAAATAAAAAATGATTTACTAGTTATAAAAATAGCATATTCTATTATTTTATCTAGCGTATAGAATGTAGACGGCTTTAACGGCTGCTTATTAATAGTAAATTTACGAGTATCTTTTGGTTTAAAATCAATATCGAAAATATTGTTAAAGACAATTAATAAGCTATTTTCTTTATACTTTTTATAAAAATCAGGGAATTTTAGTATCATATTTGATATAAAAGTTGATTTGGGGATATAAGGAGTATTTTTATAAACCTTTTCATATTTATCAAAAATGCCTCCCCCTATTTTTGATCGTCTTTTTCTCGTTTTTGTGTTCATGTTATAATAATTATTTTTAATTTTACTATTCGATATACTCATTAATATATAAATATATTAATTTAAATAATAACTAAACAATATATAAAAATGAAATTATCTAAAAAAAGCGATTTTCTTTTGAATTTTTTTATAAGTCAATATGGTGTTTCGCAAATGTCAAAGAAAACAACAAAAATCATTTATAAATTATATGATGATTTATGTAATTCTTATAGTTTTTTAAATTCATTTAGAAAAACAACATATTCTTATGAAATAAAACAGATACATCATAAAAAAGATATTATTATGCCAAATAAATTCAATAATAAAAGTTTTCCAACTGATATTCGAAAAACGATTGAACTAAATTCAAATTATCATATCAAATTTGAATTAAATATATTTAATCGTAATATAGTAATTCATTTTATTGTAGAGGAATTTCAAGAAAAGGATATAAAAACATTTATGAAATATGTAGATTTAATTATAATGTGGCTATATATTTTACATGAATATTCGTCCCTAAAATGTGCCGAGACATTAGTAGTTTATTTTTATTTTACTAAACTCGAAAAATTATTACCAAATACAAATTTAGAAATATTGAATGAAAATCATGTAAATACTGCATTTACTACAAGTTGTCCAAAAGATTCTGAGATTATTGTTTTTCGACAAGAAGAATGGTTTAAAGTTTTTTTACATGAAACATTTCATAATTTCGGGTTAGATTTTTCGAATATGGATAATACTAATTGCACAAAGGAAATATTATCAATATTTGAATTAGATTCAGAAGTCAATTTATACGAAGCATATGCGGAATTTTGGGCTGAGATAATAAATATACTATTTTGTGCATTTTTACTACTCGATAATAAAAAGAATTATAATGAATTTATAAAGTATGTAGAATTTTTAATAAATTATGAAGTTGGGTTTAGTTTTTTTCAAATGGTAAAAATATTAAATTATATGGGACTACAATATAGCGATTTATATTCCAAAAAAAATATATCGTCTCAAAGTAGAAATCTTTATAAAGAAGGTACAAATGTTCTCTCATATTTTGTAATTAAAACAATTTTAATGAATAGTTATGAGGATTTTTTAGGTTGGTGTGATAAAAATAATCTAAGTTTGATTGCTTTCAAAAAAACCAACTCTAATATAAACGAGTTTTGTAATTTTATAAAAAAAAAATATAAAAGTAAATCTATGATACAGCGTGTAACTTATATGCAAAATTTATTACATAAAACGAAAGATCCATTCATTCGTAATAATTTAAGAATGAGTATTTATGAATTATCTTAATTAGGTCTAAAAATTACACTATGAGTAGTAGGCGATATCGACATGGTTCCATGTAATTTTTCTACCATTTCTTCACCAACTGTATTTATAAATGATTCATATAAAAGATTTAATTGTGTTTCATTAAATATGGAATACATACTATATCTACATAAACACCCTTTTGACCATCTCAATTGGTGTATTTGATCATTAATATCAATATGAAAGTTATTTATGTTATCAATACTCTTTTTTCCGGTAATATCCTTGAAAATTTGGAAACCGCCTTCTACACGATCTAATTGTTCAAGTGATCGCATTTCTGGTTTTTTATTTCTATTATAATATTCGATAATTTCTTCGTAATCAACCGCATTACTTAGTAGTTTGATTGTAAATCTCATTATTAGTTTTATAGTCACGATTGTAATGCTAATTTTGAATCATTTTTTTTTCTTATTTTATTATAAAATGAATAAGAAAAATTATTTACGAATATCTAGCAAGCGTAAAACTAAAACACGTAAAACTAAAACACGTAAAACTAAAACACGTAAAACTAAAACACGTAAGAATAGACATGGTGGTTACGCAGAGTTTCCTCTAGATGAACGAGATGTAAGGGAACTACAATCATCTGATGAGTATAGCAATTATATGTATAATTGCAGAGTTAAAAATCCCTTTACAGGTAAATTTACGAATAAACCATTTAGTCCATATTGTAAAAAACAATTAAAAAAAATAAATGATATGGCAAATAAACCATTTAGGTCTGCTATTACAATAGACGACGAAGATGTTCAAAATGATATAGCGATCGCTAGACAAAAACTACATTAAAATAATTCATTTTATTTATTGAGATGAATATGACAAATATTATTACCTTCTTTACATTTTTTTTTACACTGAAAACCATTTTTTGTAATATGTTGACAATTATTTTTATATTTATAGGTTCCATTTCCTAAGGATATTTTATTAGCTTTCCATAATCTAGAAGCTTCATCAAAGTCAATAACAGGTGTTAATTGTGCTCGAGTGTATACCATTTTTTGTTGTTATTTATGAATAGATTAACAATTTATAATCAATTTTATTAATAATTTTGTAAATATAACTTATAAATTTTTGTATTATAATCTTGCCATTTTTTAGAGTTTTGTAAATATATAAGAGGCAACCATTTAACTATATGATTTTCATTCGTATGAATATCTCCACCGTAGTCATATGTATAATAGGTAACTACGTTAAATTTTTCATCCGGTTCTTCATATAAAAATTGTAGGTTTTTTATATCTAACCCAGTTTCTTCTTTGGTCTCTCGAATTGCTGCTTCAATAAGAGTTTCATTCTCTTCTACTTTTCCTCCAGGTAAATTCATATCTTCGTAATCATCCTTGAGAGAAACTGATAAAAAAAAATTAGTTACTTTATTTATTATTAATATACAAACAGCTTGTTTCATTTTATTAAATATATTTATAAAGATATATTTAATATTATTATTTTATCGTTTTATATACGTATAAGTATTTTGTAAAAAAATGAATCAAATGATACGATATATGTTATAGTATATAAACGAAAGGATTACTATGATGTATCATTATAATATTGTTCAATTATTTCATCAATTACCGTTGGATATAAAACGATTGATTTTTGAATTTGACGATACGTATAGATATAGCTTCAGTACAGATATTTTTAAAGAACAATTACTATATAGATTCTTCACACGATCTTATATAGAGGAAACCGTAACAAATCTAATATACTCTTATTTAGAGTTTTTGATTAAAATAAAATCAAGCTGGGAGAGTCATACTGGTGTATTTGTTATTTATAATGGATTTATGATGACCAAACGTACATGGAATTCTGTTAAAGAACCGAGGAAAGAAATCGGAATAATCTTTTTCTATAAAAATAAATGTTTACGATGGAAGCTTATTTTATCCGGTTCTAATAGAGCCCTTTATAATGATTCACACGGATATGACGGATGTATTGGAAATAAAGTGAATAATCCCAATACCTATATAAGATATGTAAAAACCGAGCATATATGTCCAGATTATTATCAGCATATTGGAGATTCATTTTGGTTTTAAAAATAAAATTGATCTCAAAAAAAGGTATCGTATTAATTATAAACTAAATGGGCATTCAATTTCTAAATAAATTTTTAAAAACAGAATGTAATAGGTCAATTAAGGAGATAGGGATTCGCGAACTATCTGGGAAGAAGATAGTAGTAGATATAGATATTTATATGTTTAAATTTTCTGTAGAAAATGGATTGATTGAAAATATGTATACGATGTTTTCCATTTTCCGTCATTATCAAATCACCCCTATTTTTATATTTGATGGAAAAACACCAACTGAAAAAAAAGAACTAATCGAAGAGCGTAGAGAACATAAAAAGCAGGCAGAATTAGAATATAACGCGCTTAAAAATCAAATAGAATCATCGACAGATTTTGATGAGAACGAATATAACGAGATTCAAAATAAGATGGACGATTTAAAAAAACAATTCATTTATTTGACCAAGCGCGATTTTGAAATAGTAAAGCAGTTGATAGATGCGTTTGGTTTTAATTATATTGATGCGCCAGGCGAAGCGGATGAAATTTGTGCGTATTTAAATATAAAAGGAAAGGTGTGGGGGTGTTTGAGTGAAGATATGGATATGTTTGTTTACGGTTGTCCGCGTGTTATTCGATATTTTAGTTTATTAAATCATAAATGTGTGGTATATGATTTGAAAAGTATATTAAATGAACTAAAAATTAATTTGAATGAATTGAAACAAATATGTATTTTATCAGGTACTGATTATAATAAACAAAATAAAGAAATGAATTTGTATATAGTTTTGAAATATTTCAAAAAATATAAAAAAAAGAAAATTAAAGATAATTTTTATGAATGGATAAAAGATACAACAAATCTAATCAACGATTATGATTTACTTTTAAAAATCCAAACCATGTTTGATATAAATACAATATGTTATGAAACTTCGGATTATTTAGATATTTACTCAATAAAAAATGGGTTATATGATAAACCGTCTATTAAACTATTATTGAAGGATGATGGGTTTATTTTCCCATAAATGTATTATATTTTTTTTATTTAAAAGTATTCTCATAATAAAAATTAATGATATTAGATTTACAAAATAATAAATATGATATGAATACTTTGAAAAATAATATTTATGCTCTCTCGTTGAGAGAAATATTAGAAACACAAGAAATCGATGAGTATTTTATTGTAAACTATATTTTGAATAAAGACTACCAATTAACAAAAGAAGATGAAATAACGATAGATATGGTTTTAAAAATAAAAAAAAATATAAATAAAAAGTTATTAATACAATTATTTATAGAGGGTACTTTTTTAAAGACTGATGGAATAGATTTTGAGGCTTATGCGAATGATAAAAGTAATTGAATTTTATAACTGTTATAATATTATATTTTTATAAAATATTATATAGCTTATAAATGAGTTATTATATTATAATAGCTCACAGAGAGGATTGAACTCTCGACCTTCACATTACAAGTGTGATGCTCTACCACTAAGCTATGTGAGCTTAGTATGTTTTTTTAATGTTTATGTTTTTTTAATGTTTATTTTTTTTGAACTGTTTATGTTTTTAAAACTATTTATTATTTAGACGGATGTTGTCGCCTTGGGAACTGCCTTAGCAAAGTGAGGAGACATATATCTTTGAAGATTGAAGTAAGTAAGTTCATCGGTCTTCTTCAACTTCAAAAGAGCAGCTAACTTAGCGTCAGCGTTGATCTTACGACCATTACTGGCATCTTGAAGATTATTTGTGCGAATATACTTATTAATATCACGGGTAACTTCAGTACGTGCCATCTCTGAACCAGTATCCTTTCCAAGAAACTTAGCAAGTTCATCAGAGATCTTGGTAGGCTTTACAAATCCTGATGGAGCACGATTACCAGACTTACGCTTTCTCTTTGAGTTAAGCTTTTGCGCAATCTTCAGCTCGCGCGACCACTTCTTCTCAAGTGTTCTGTATTCAGTCTTTAGCGAAGAAATAAGTGTACCAAGCTGTTGAAGCTTTGCAAGAAATTCGGTTGATTGTTCAGCTAATTGAGTTTCTACTGTCTCTTCAACAACAGTTTCAGGAACAGCCGAGGTGGTTACTACTGGAGCAACCGTAGTAGTTTCATTAGAGGTTTTTGTTTTCTTTGTTTTTACAACAGGAGTAGAAGTAGTAGCTTGTACTGTCGTATCAATCTTGGATTCGCTTTGGGGTTTGGGAGTCTTTGTTCTAACCATTATAATATACATAAACATTTACTTTTTAAGTGTTTTAACGCAATAAATATATTAACACCTGGTATGCTTTAAGAATCTAATTAATATTTTATTAAAAAAATCTAATTATGATAAACCGAATAATATAACCATGGTAATGCAATAGACGCCTCATTATCAACAAGGGTTAATGCAGATAAGATATAAGATGCACCTAAATAACGGGAGTCTGTATTTACTCCTGTATAAACCAATTTTTCAATTATTTCCAAAATTGTATTTTTCAATACATAAATATTATCAATAAATGCAAATTCTGGATTTATATATAAATGACCATGAGGTGGTAATATTTTTCGCTTTGTTTCGCTAGATAATTGAGCTCTATAATTCCATATATCAAATAGTTCTCTCGTAAACTTTATTAATTTTCTATGTGATAAATTGTAAAACCAGTTATGATTCGAATAGTTTCCCAAATTATCAATAGTTTGAAATAATTTTATACATCTAAATTCTACTGCTTTTTCTATTGGTATTTCTATTTCGTTTTCAAAATTTAGATCAATATTTCGTTTCATCAGTTTACTAAGTTTAAAAACCAAATTAAGTTGTTTTAAAACCATAGATGGTAATCGATTACGATTATATGGATTTTCTATAGAAATATCATCATTATAATAGCTATAATTTTGTTCTATTATTTTAATCACGTGTTTATCATGTAGATTAATATTATTTTTCGAAAATAAATTATATATAGTTATTAAATCAAATCCGTAAATAAATCCATCTTCATCTTCATAACTATAAAACTGATCATAATGAATATTTTTTATTTCTTCGAAACTTGCGAAATCTTCGGGATTATGACAAATTTTCTTTTTAAATAAAGCAGGTCCTTTTAAAAAATTAAAATATCTTTGTAGATATCCTTTGAAAACCTTTTGTATTTTGATTATATAACATGAATAGTATAAAAAACTATAAATTCTAAATATAAGCTGCGTCTTATTTCCTGTTTTTTTTAAATTATAAAAAGAAGTAATATTTTTTAATTGACTAATATTATAGTTATATTTAATTACAAATATATGCTCAGACAATGATGGAATTTTTACTTCGCGTGTTTCTAATTTATATTTTTTTTTATTAGGCATAGCCATACTGTCTTCAATTTTCGACTTTAAAAAAGAATTATAACTCTTTATATTATCACATTCTTTTCTACATTTCATAAAATCCATATCTTATATATATTATAAATATATCTTTTTGAGTCATTTAAAATATAATATAATATAATTATAATACATGTAATATGCTTTGTTTTAATTAAAAAAAAATTGATTTAAAGAGTTGATGTATAATAAAGATATAGTTAATCATGACACACGCAATTCTCGACGGAACTAATCTTGATACATCTGTATTTGCTTATAGCGCTCCTAAGGCTCATGCTTCTGGAGGTAAAGTAGTAAATCTAATTAATAAACATTCAAAGGAAAGTTTGAGTATTTCAACTCCCTTATTAATGACGTGGGGAGCACAAGAAAGTAAAGATCAATCTGGTAACCCACTTGGTAAATATACTATGAGCTTACAATTTCCCAGTTCTGAATATCCTAATGCAGACGGTGAAGCTTGTCTTGACTCTATAAAAAAACTAGAAGCGAAAGTAAAAGCTGACGCGATGACTTATTCTAAGGATTGGTTTGGTAAAACTATTACTAACTCGGAAGTAATGGATGAAAAATTTAATATTTTACTTAGATATCCTAAAGTAAAAGGAACTACTGATATTGACTATAACAGAGCTCCTACACTTTCAGTTAAAATTCCATGTTGGAGTGGAGTTTGGAAAACTGAAGTATATGACGAAGATGGAGAACCCTTATTTGTTCATGGTAAAGTAAATGAGCACCTGAATCCACTTGAATATATTAAATCTAAAAGTAGAGTTATTTGTCTCATACAGTGTGGAGGTCTTTGGTTCGTAAATGGAAAGGTATCTATTACTTGGAATTTGAAACAAGTAATCGTTCAGAAACCCAAAGATAGTTTGGAAGGAACATGTTTCTTGAAACCCAAGGCTGCTGAGATTGAGGCTTTGAAGAATAATGAACCATCTGTCGAAGAGACCCCTAGAGATCATTATCAGACAGCGCAGGTAGAAGATAGCGATGATGATGAGGAACAGGAAGAACAGGAAGAACAGGAAGAACAGGAAGAACAGGAAGAACAGGAAGAAGAAGAAGAAGAAGAGGAAATCGTAATTGAGAAGCCTCCGACTCCTCCTCCGGAGACTAAGAAGAAGCGCGTAGTTAAA